CCATCTTCGATAACCTTGTATCCTGTACCACCAAAGGAGACGATGGTGAATGCAGAAGCAACCATCGACTTACCCTGATTAGGGAATGTCGCAGTACCGTCAAGTTCCAAGCCAGGGAAAGGACAGTTAGGTTGCTTAACTTTAGAACCATCAACCAGAGCACCGCCACCACCTAGGAAGGAGATAACAGAAGAGTTCTGGGTATATGGAGATGCCTCAATGATTGGATAGTCATCGTAGTTACCACGAATTGCCATCCTGACATTATTCTGGTCATAGATGAAGTTATCAGGATATGTAATAATATCTGAGGTATCAAAGAGAGTTCCAGTATTCTTGGTAAGTGAGCCAGGCTCAATTGCTGTGGATGAATCTGGGTTAGAAGCATACTCAAGAATGCCATCTAGAATTTCCATCTCAGTAGAGATGCTAGACTCTACGTTTGCACATAGAGGAGCAGATCCTGGTGCATATACGTTGATAGAATCTTGTGTAGTTCTTACAAATGTATGTGCAGATTGTGGGAGATGCTTGACTGCATTCGAGGTTGCATTTACAAAAGTATGTGCTGACTGAGGTTCGTGCTTAATAGCATTAGTAGTTGCTGATACAAACTGGTGAGTAGAACCAGATGCAGAACCAGCATTACCTACGTTGATAGTGAATGTACCATCTTGACGATCAACGCCATTAGATGTAGCACTTACAAAAGTATGAGCACCTGTGTAAGAAGAAGGACCAACGTTGATATCGAATGTATTTGTAGTTACATTGCTGATTTGCATCCAGCGACCAGATGGACGATCATATCCAGCACGAGGATATGATTTCTGTGCTGTATTGCCATCTAGATCACAAGTGAAGGTTAGAGAACCATCTGCAACCTTAATGTAGTCGCCGTTAGCAAAACCGTGACTTGAGACGGTTAGTTGCAAGTTGCCAGTTGCTGCATTATAATCAGCATCTGTAACTGTATGCTGAGTAGCACCAACAGCAGTGATAGCGATTGACTTACCTGCTTGAGGGTCACTGCCAGGACGTGGATAGGTGTGCTGAGTTGCGTTACCGTCTTGATCACAGGTGAAGGTGAACGAATTATTCTCAAGTACAACATTGCGTCCAACACCTAGACCATGCTGACCCACGGTAACAGTCATGTCACCATTGTTAGCATCATAGGTAACTGCACTTGGAGTGAAGTATTGGTTAGGTCTCGATATACCAGCATTAACAGTGATCGTATCTGCAGTCACTGCCGTAACAGGCATTGATCTTCCTGCAAATGGATCGATGCCAGGACGTGGATATGACTTAACAGAGTCATTGTTATCCATGTCGCAGGTGAAGTTCAGTGAATTATCTTCAATGATAATTCCTTCGCCCACAGACAGGGTGTGACTTTCGCCAACGGTCAAAGTCAGATCACCAGTCGCTGGGTTATAATCAGCTGCAGATGGAGTCCACCCACGACCTGGACCAGAAGCACCAACGTTTACTGTGTAAGTGTTTGTGGTAGTTCCAGTAATTTGTAGTGAGTTTCCGTATGCATTCTGACCGATGCCTGGTAGAGCATGTTCGGTCTTATTGCCGTCCATTGCACAGGTGAATACAAACGATTCTGGTGCAATACGGATTGTATTTGATGTAGACAATCCATGATTGTTAACAGTAACTGTAAAGTCACCATTAGAAGGATCGTAAGTAGCATCAGTTGGGGTATGAACCGCAATAGCAGCAGAACCACTAGCATCAACTAGGGTGTTCCAATCCTCAAACTTAGGAACTGGGGTGCTGATATCAATTGGGTTGTAGATGATAAGAGTTGCATTTGTCAGAGCACTTACAAATGTATGTGCTACACCAGCAGCAGTTCCTGCATCACCAACATTACATGTTACACTAGTAACTCCACTGCTGGATGTAACGTTAGTAATTGCGAGACTCTTACCATAGTTTCTATCGTTATCAGTTGGGCTTGCATGGTTAGCAGCACCAGAACCCATGTCACACTGGAATGTTAGAGCACCCTCTTGGAATGCAATTCTGTCATTCGTCGTGATTGACTGAGTTGGATCTGGGAAGTTAACAACTACAGTTCCATTGGTTGAATCGTATGTTGCAAATGATGGAGTAGTCTGGATAACGTCACCACCAGACCAGTTACGCATCGCCGCCTTGGCGTAGAATTCAACTCTCTCATATGCATATCTTGTCTGTGGTAGTACAGATGCATCAACACCAGTCAGTGCAGAACCCGTGTAATATAGTTCAGCGTTGGTGATGATACCAGAGTTGCCACCAAGCACAAGGTCTCTGATTAGAGAAGCAAGAATAAATCTAACGTCTCTACGGCACTTTCTCTGGTTGACATCACTGAGTCTCAATGATGGATATCTTGCTTCGGTATCAGCAAGTGCCTGATCAGCAATAGCATCCTTGTTTCTTGCGATCAAGTATGCTGCATCCAAGTAAGTACCAGATGCATTGTTTGCTAGAACATCTACCCAAAGGTATGCTAGAGTATCGATAGCAGATCTTACATCATCACAAGCAACACCTTGTGCATTGGTAGCAGTTGATGTAATTACAGTGTCATCGAAGTATCTTGGTAGTGCAGAATACTTTGGAGTGTAGATAGGATCACTAGGAGTACCATTATCCTCTCTCCAGTTTCTCATTGCAAGAATTGCTAGTTGTCTAGCATACTCAATACCACGAACTGTTTGGATAATTTCGTTCTCAACGAATCCAATCTTCGCACCAACAATGTACTTCTTAGCTGCTTCAATAATATTGAAGTTAGAACCAAATTCTAGGTCTCTAATTAGAGCGTTGATGAAGTGAACAACGTCTTGACGACACTGATCATCACTACCCTTGATATTGAATGCTGGATATTCTTTCTGTCCTGAACTACATGATAGAAGAATACCATCTAGTTCGACCATCGAATCTTCTGCTAAGCCAGGAATTGGAGCAGAGGTAGTGATAGTTGCAGTACCAGAAGCAACGTTATCATAAGTAAATGCACTGATATTATAAGTTTGTCCACCAAACTTGACAGTACCACCACTTACATAAGTGTGTACATCACTAGTCGTTCCGAGGAAGATCTTGAAGTCAGAACCACCAACAGTAATTGAGTCAGCGACTGCTCTCTTGAACTGGTGAGCAGATCTTGGTAGGTGCTTAACAGCACCAGTTACAGCACCAGCGAAGGTGTGTGGTGACTGTGGTTCATGCTTAACTGCACCAGATGCAGCGGTAACAAACGTGTGAGTAGAACCAGATGCAGAACCTGCTGCGCCAACATTGACAGTGAAGGTTCCGTCTTGTCTCTGTAGTGAATTGCTAGCAGCACTTACGAATGTGTGAGTACCAGTGTAAGAAGAACCACCAACATTAATCTCAAAGGTGTTGGCAGTTTTGTTATTGATCTCAAACCAGCGACCGCTTGCAATATCGTGATTTGTTCTAGGATAGGTATGCTGAGTAGCATCACCATCTAGATCACAAGTATAAGTTAGTGCATTATCGTCAATCTTGACATAATCACCATTAGAGAATCCGTGACTGTTGACAGTGAATACAATAACACCAGTTGATGCGTCATAATCAGCATCAGTTGGGGTGTGAGTTGATGCTCCAACAGCAGTAATCTCAATAGACTTACCTGAATATGGGTCAGAACCAGAACGAGGATAGGTATGCTGGGTAGCATTGCCGTCCTGATCACAGGTAAACGTTAGAGAGTTGTCGTTAATAACAACGCTTCTACCAACTCCCAAACCATGCTGTCCGACAGTAAGGGTTAGGTCACCAGTAGCAGCATTATACTGTGCATCAGTTGGAGTGAAATATTGATTAGGTCTCGATACACCAACATTCATGGTGATCGATGTATCAGTAACTCCAGTTAGAGGTACTGACTTTCCAGCGTATGGGTCAATGCCAGGACGTGGATATGACTTGACGGATTGGTTACCGTCCATGTTGCAAGTGAACTTCAGTGAATTTGGTTCAAATACAATACCCTCACCAGTAGACAAACTGTGAGTGCCAATCTCCAGAGTTAAATCACCAGTTGATGGATCATATACTGCGTTAGAAGGAGTGAAAGTTTGGTTTGGTTGAGTCTGTCCTACATTAACTGTGAATGTATTAGTAGTTGATGACAGAATAGGTAGTGACTTACCACTGGAGAAATGATGTGGTTGTGGTGCAGGGTGTTCAGTCTTGTAACCATCCATGGCACAAGTGAACACAATACCATTATCAGCAATTCTGATACCGTCACCATCATTCAATCCATGATTGTTGACAGTGAATGTAACTAGACCAGATGCTGGGTCATATCCTACATCAGATGGAGTGTATGATGCAGTTGGAGTACCACCAATATCATATACTGAGTAATGAGTGGTCTTAAATTCATCATTGATTCTTCCTACAACTTCATCAGCAATGAAGTCTCTGTTGTTACGTAAGAAAGTACAAGCATCTTGGAACCTTCTTTCTACAGGAGTAGATAGTGGGAAGGTGTTTGGTGAGTTGAGTAGTGATAGAGTAACTGACTTGGAGTAAGAAGTTACTGTTGCATTTTGACCAGGATCAAAGTCTGCCTGTGTTAGAGCAGGAAACTTCTTAGGAATAACAAAACGTCTTGCACGACCATCAGCATCTTCTAGAACTTTATAAATTCTTTGCTTACCATTAAGGAATGATAGGTCAGGTGCAGAGGTTGGAAGACCAGAGATCTCAATTTCTTGACCTTCTTTGAAGTCGTGGAAGTTATCTCTACCAACCAGTTCGTTGGTGAAGATTACAATACCACCAAGATCTTCTGCATTACCAAACTGCTCATTCTGGAAACCACCAGTTGCAATGCTTGGATCTCCCTGTAGAGAGAAATCAATCTTTTGAATAGGTAGTTGTGATACAATATCTTCATCGACACTTACAACTTCACCTTCTGCTCTAATTGAAGATAGTGAAGTAGTATCAACTGTTTCTGTAACAATGTTTGCTGACAGAAGATCGATATTTGCTGTTCTGGTTGAATCCCATGTACTAGCATTCAGAATAGGTACAACTTCTACGATCCAATAGTTAGGAGCATTGTCATCATCAATTTCTTTGACTTCGTAGAAACCTTGAGTGAAGTCAATATCATCTGTATCATCAAGGTAGATATATGTACCTGGTGGAATATCCGAAGATGGATTATCCGTTAGTTTAATCTTGTTCTCACCAGCAGTTTCAGTTACAGTAAGTCCAAGATCTGTTCCTGCTGAACCTGTAACAATATAGTTGAAACTCTCACCCTCTAGGAAAGAACCACTAGTCAGGGTAACGTCGAGTTCACCAGTTGTGTATGCACTTGCACCAAGTTCAGTGTCAAATTTAACACCAATAATTTTTGCTCTAGAACCAGTGTTAACACCAACTACTTCTAGACCAGTTTGTAGTGATGAGAGACCAGTGTTCTCTTGGAAGTCAACACGGAACTGATCAGGACCAAAGATTTGGTGACCAACTGGGAAGTTAACACCAAAGTCTCCATTGGTGTCTTGGTCGATAATAATTCTTTGCTTGTCGTCGAAGACCATAGCAAAGTCCCACGTGGAGACTGGATCTCCAATGGAGTCAACTTTATCTCTATAAGTAACACCAATGATGTAGTTCTTATCACCGAACTTCATGATGTGTTTGCCAGGGTTGGCAGGTCTGATAATTACCAGACGCAAGTTATCACCAACAATGGATGCATCAGGTGGGATAGAGATTGGGTTATCTTCTACATAATCACCACCAGAAACAATAACAGTTTCTTTGACGCCAGGTGTCTGCCATGCCAACTGACATGCTTTTTTAATTGTTCTAACTGGGTTTACAGCAGAGCGACCATCGTTCTCGTCACTACCAATCTGCTGTGAAACGTAAATACGACCACCAACGTCATTCGTTGCTAGATTCAGAACGTATTCTGTAGTTGCAATTTTGTTTGATCTATCACCAAGTAGAGGAGTTACTGAGCGAGGGAAGATACCATCATCGCCAGTTTGATTATAAGCGAATGAATTCTCGTCAACAACGCGGAAACCGATGTGTCTGAACTGAACTTCTCCGTTTAGTTCAATACCATCAGTGTGTGTAGGAGCTTTGTCTGCGTCAGTCTTACCAGTATTCAGTGCCTGATAGAGGTTAGCACCAAAGTATCTGTAGGAATTTTCCTGAATAATAACATTGCCATCCCAAGGGATACCAGTGTTGTTCATGAAGTTCTTCAGATATGGTGCTCTGAAGTTGGCGTCAGGCGTAATGAAGTTGTCAATGTCGAGGTTTAGAATTCTCGCCGTGTCAGAAATGATAGACGTAGAGGTTCTAATAGCACCGTTGATGTCAAGTTCAAAGTCAACAGTATCGAGGAATGCTTCTGCGGTTGCACCAACACCACTTTCACTAGTAATTGTTACAGAGGGAGCGACAGTATATCCTGAGCCAGGATTATTGATAGCGATGTTAACGACTTCACCGTTAAAGATGAAGGCAGACGCAAGTGCTTGGATGCCACCTGCTACGTTAGGTGGTCCAATAATAACACTAGGTGGTGTGGTGAAACCAGCACCTGGCGTAGTGATGCTAATGTTGTTAACTCTTTGACCAGTTCGGTTAATACCGACACGTGGTAATCCAGTGGTCTCGTCAAGCTGAGTACGCAAGATTTCGCGCTCAGATGATCCAGTACCACCTCTGATTGTAAGTTCATTATCACCGATGAGTTTGGGATCGCCACCCCTGATAAACTCTTTGTCGGAATTGATATTAAAACTCATGGTGCTGTCTAGCTCCGCCTATTTTTCCTCTGTTTTATTTAGCTTACTGCCATTCAATAGCAATAACTTGAGTGCATACAACCCACTTAATGTTGTTAGTTGTACCCGCTCTGGTTGTAGAGTAGCTAAATCTGTTTAGAGATCCAATAGGGGCGATAGACCACGTTTGTCCAGCAGGAACATCATCTTTAATTACAGTTGTCATTGAAGACAAACATGTAACAACACCGCCTGCGTTTGCATGTACAGTGGATTCAATCTTTGCTGAATAAACAACACCTTGAGGATTTACCCCAAGGATATTTCCAGTAATAAAGTTTACAGTGTTTGGTTCAATGGTAATTTGAGTTCCAACATCATCAAGTGCTAGTACAGCGGTATTAGTACCTCTGAGAATAAACGTGTGGATTTTACTATCAGAGAAATGACGATTTCTTATTTCAAGAGTGTTAAAATCCTTACCGTTTCTATTCTCATCGACTACAACTGTTTTATCAATAGAAAATCCACCAGTTGAGTCGAGCTTCTCCTTAATAGATGCCATGTTTATTTCTTAGTAACGTGTGAAACTACCGTGATATTGACAGTTTCGGTATCTGCCACACCACTACCTACAGCAATATTTAGACGGACTTCATTGTTTGCGGTGTATACGAAGGATGGAACAATCAAAACACCATCTGTTCTGATGTTGCCATACTCAGTGAAGATAACATCAGTTCCGTCGTCAAGAACTCCAAACTCAATGAACTCTTTAGCACCATCGGTTGGATTAAATGCAGTAACGACAACTTTTGCTGAAAGTTCAGTGGCAGTTACATAGATGTTTGTTCCCGTATTATCTGTGGTTCCTTTGACTAGATTCAGATCTTTAGATGTTACTCTGATATCTGTCATCTCAGTGCTCTTCAGTTCATTATCGTATAGTTTGATACCATTAAATACACCAGAACCAAATCCTACGTTGAAAGTAAGATCGCCTTGGTTATCCATGCGAAGAATTGGGTCAACAGTCAGACCAGCAGAAATACCAATGTCAAAGAACTGCTTTGCAGAATGTAGGAAAGTATTGGTTGATGAAGTGTTATCTAACGTAGTCGCTGCACCATCAATAGTAAGCAGAGATGCGGTCAGTTCAAACTCATCACTAGTTACAGATCTTACTGTATCAATTGTGTCAAAATCAAGATGAGTCGTAGTGAGTCTCAGAGTGTTGTTGTTATCATTGAAGAAGTATAGAATATTTTCATTAGCGCCAGGTGCAGTTTCTGGAATGATGTAAGTATTCTGGTCAACGTCTTTGACACCACCAAGTGAACCCCAGTTATTTCCGTCATATCCTTCAAACTGGAGAGAATCTGTATTAAATCTTACAGAACCACGAACTGAAACACCTCTGTCATTATCAGTACCAACAGGAACTGCGAGTGAAGTGACAGCATCAATAACAACTTTCTTACCTGAGTTAGGTTGAATGACTAGATCATTGATGTCTGTTGAAATTTTGTTATCAGCGAGTCGTAGATCACCATTGATTGACAGAGGAAGGTTACCAGTAGGTCCAATTCTCATCTCCTCAATTTCATTGAAGACGAGTGGTCCAACTGCAAGATGGGTCCACTTAAGTTCTGCAGTACCATTAACAAACTGAGTACCACTATCATCTAGTGGTGGGTTACCACTGGTAGCAGTAGTACCAGCAACCATTACTTCAAAGATGTTGTTCTCATACTTGAGGTATAGTCCAACAGTAACTGCTACGTTAGCAACCCAATTCTGATAATTGGGAGCAGCAGTGTTTGAAGATCTGATTGTCTTAGCACTTTCAAATGATAGGTGGTTCTTGGTGAACTTAACAGAATTATCACCATCGTTGATGAACCATAGGGTGTTATCATTTGCACCAATGGATTCTTCTGCTAGAATGGTGGTATTACCATCCAAGTCTCTAACGCCACCAAGAGAAGACCAAGTAGAAGTATCTTCGCTATATCCCTCGTACTGTTGTGTATCAGTGTTGAATCTGATAGCACCATTTTGTGCATAAGTCGTAGGTCTTTCAGCATCACTACCTGAAGGAATGACCAGTGCAGTGGTGTTTGTACACTTAACAAGTCTTCCAGTAAATGCTCTCAACTCAAGGTCATCAGTTGATGTTGTTGAGATGACATTTTCTGCAAGTCTGATCTTATCGTTAACACTGAATCTGGTGGTAGTTTTAATTTCACCAGAAGAAACAATGTTACCACTGACATGACTCATCTGAATCACATCGTTAACATTGATAGCACCTTGGAAGATTGTCGAAGAACTAGCGATGGTCATACCACCAATGTCACTAGTTCCCTCAATGATAGGAGTCTTTACACGATTGGTTAGTGTTAAAGTGCTACCATCTGCTGTTGAGTAATTTAGAGTTCCAATCGTTGCTGCTGTTGATTGTGTATCAGATAACGTAAGAGTTCCTGTCTCAACATCACTAACCAGAGTATCAACCTGCTGAACCTGAGCAACAATAAATTCTGCACCAGAACCAAATACCCTAGGGTTGTTCTGGTCAACCGTCATTGCTACTTCATGACCATCGGTTCCACCCTCATCATCGTGACCAGCACTAACTGCTTTACAGTAGTAGTAAAGTGGACTTGGAGTATCAGCAGATGGTCTGAATCTAACAATGCCACTAAGTCTTTCAACACCGTTGGTGTACTCAACACCACGGAAAGTACAAGTACAAGTACCAGAAATAAGAGCAGCAGTGTCCATTGTGATAGATGTTGCACTATCAACAGATGCAACTTTAGTTCCAGCAACAATACCTTGACCTGCTGTCAAGACAACTTCCATTCCTGCTAGGATACCAGTTGTGCTAGGAACATTAATAGAGAATGAAGACTGAGCGGTAGTTACAGCAACATCTTCGATTCTACTAGGACCATAAGGACCATCTGGGAATGCACTAAATGCTAAGATGTGACCATCGTTACTATCGTTAGATACATCCCAATCATAAGTATCACCACTGTACATGGTAATACTTGGTTCTAGTTGATCATCGATTAGATATCTGTAACCATCTTTGATTGTGTTTGGTGTATAATCAACTGATGTTCTTGAGTTAGTAATAGTATCAGTTGTTGCAAACTCACCTTCCCGAACTAGAACATAATCAACGTTACCACCAATACTGTTCTTGAAGATAATTACTGCTGACTTCTCACCACCATCAGTTAGAGTATCACCAACAACCATTGCAGCATCAGCAATAGTTGAACTAAAGTCGATCTTCTGAGTATCGATATTAGTTACTGTATATACTTGTGGAGCAACCAGAGAAACTGGGTTTACAGATAGAACATCTTGGAATTCGTAACCGTTACCTGGATTACTGATAGTAGCAGCTTCGATAACACCAAGGACACCAACTTCAATCTCCCAATCTGTGGGTGGATTTGCACCATATTCTGGAGTAAATGATGCAACTGCGGTGCCTGGCTCTCCTGAGTCCTCAGACATCGTAACGATGTTGTTTACTCTGTCAACTTCAGATACAGTAGTCGTACCAGTTCCTAGTGATGCAGTACCAGAGGTGAATGTAATAATCATTCCCGCGTAGATACCAACAGTGCTGCTTACCTCAAGTTGGTCAGCAGGGTCAATGGTTGCGAAGTCAACAACAGAAGTACCGTCTGCAGTTGGTGCAGCAGACATAGTAAGAGATGTGGCGCTGTTAATAGAAACAATAGTTTCAGTTCCTTCAAAGTCAGCAGAACCACTCATGCTCATGCCAACACTCAGGTTGGATGAATCAGAGACAGAGATTGTTGCGTTTCCAGATGTATAGTTAATTTCTAGAGCAATCGTACCGTTAACTACACAGTTGACACCAGTTGTTTCATCTGGTAGTTTTAGTACGTCTCCTGTTTGATATCCAGTACCTTTAGATACAAAACTGAAGTTATCAACAGCGCCTGGTTGCGTTGAAACGCTACATTGGAAATTAGATCCACCCTTGTTACCAAGATCTGAATCATTAACAGTTAGTGTATCATTTTTATTGTATCCAGTACCATCATCATTGAATGAGATAGCATCTACAGTACCTTGATATACAGGAGTTCCTAACTGATATTCAAATCCACTACCACTAGGAATATCTGCAGATACAAGATCATTAGTATTGTAATCTGAACCAATGGATTTGATCTCGAATGAAATTACTACTTCATTTGAATCAACTTCAGCATCAGCGGTCATTCCATGACCATAGATTCCAGTTGTGCCATTCTGTACAGTGATAGTATTACCCATGCCAGGATGAAGTTGGCATGCATAAACAATATCACCCAAAGGAGCATCTTCTTTGATAACCAAATCAATGAAGTTACCACTAGCAGGTTCTACTACTTGGAAGTATTGTGGATCAAGAGTACCAGCATTTGTGTCTTCAAAAATAAGTGGGTGACCACTCATTGATGAATCAGAAATATCAAATCTGTATGTGTTTCCTCTATCTAGAGTTAGTGCAGGGTTGTCTGAACCATTCAACTGATAGATGTTGTTTGGTGGAGGAGTGCCAGGATTACTTACAGAAGTAACGACATAGGTTGCTGCTGGGTTTGCTGCAACAACTACAAGGTCAGAATAGACTTCTGTTGCATATCCAGTACCAGCATTCGATATACTGCCACCGTAATCGACTGTACCACCTACAGTAACGGTAGCAGTCTCACCGCTACCAGAAGAACTTACGTTCTGTACAGGGACATCAGAGTACGTACCAGGCAGATATCCACTACCTGCGTTAGTAATAGTTGCTTCGATGCCTTTAACTTCAAAGTCAATGGTAGCATCGTCGTTACCATTGCCACCTTCTAGACCTGCTTCACTGTAGTTGCCATACTCATATCCAGCACCATTAGAATTTTGAGTAAAGACATACTCAGTAACGGTGATGTTTGCAGTTGCGTTTTCACCAGTACCACCTAATAGTTGTACATCTTGGAAAGATCCTGCATCGTAGAGAGAACCAGGATCACTGGTAACAAGATCTGAAATAATATTCTTTTGTACAATGATATCCTTGAAGGAGATCAGTCCCTCGTTAGTAAAGTTTACTAACTTTTTGCCTGAGGATGTGATACCTAAGGTCTTGTTTGCTGGTCTAAAGAAACCAAGACCAGCTTCATTGGAGAATGCTAGTGAAGGTGTAGTTAGACTACCATCACCAAGTTTAAGAATACCTGTTGATAGGTCAGACCCACCAGCAGAGATTGCGAAAATTTGTGTTGCGATAGTATTGATTTTGATCCTTTGTTGTTCAAAGGTATCAGTACGTGCGACGTTAACTGCTGGCATTTTTGAGTAGCTCTCTCAGTAGGGACTTAATTTCAGAGATTTCATTCTTCAACATATTTATGTCGTCAAGCGCGGAACTTAATCCCCGCGCCTTACGTCTGGCGTCTATAGCCGATTGGTCCAAATTGATGATGGCACCTGTGTTTTCGTCCCTTACGAGACCGTCATGTCCCTCGACCTTGATAAAGTCCATATGCGGAATTAGAAGGATGCTACTGCTCGGATGTCCTGAATCTTAGGTACATACGCTGGATCGTTACTTCTCATTACAATTTTGATAGCGAATGAAGAGAATTCAGGAAGACCTGATGCGGAATATGTGATGTCCTGATAAGAGGTTTGTTTCTCGACAACACTAGAGATAGTGTTCTCTGGAGTAGCAATATCACTAGCATCTGGATGTCCATTACCGTTAAAGTATTCCCAATCAATATCAGAGAAGTTTTCTTGAGTCGATGCTTTCTTGTACTTGAACAGAACTTTAGCATTTGCAAGATCCTTAGTATTCATCGTGAGATGAACATTGATTGCAGTTGCTGGACTGCTGATCGATACTTCCTTAGTTACATACTTGGCAACACCAGAAGTATTCTTGGAAGTATTCTCTGGTACAAACTTAATACCATTTGCATATTCAACTCTTCCAATCTCCCAGTAGAGAGCTTCATCATCTGGTTGATTAGGATACTTGATAAAGTCACCAACTCTGAAGATATCAGGTAGTTGATCTTCAACCGCTGAGTTTCTATTGTAAACTAGTCCATCAACAATTCTATCAGTGAAGGAATCATTGATAGGATGGATATCAGTTCTCAGGGTTAGTTTCTGAGTCTTGTTATTCCAGATAACTGCTTTACCTGTAATTGTGTTAGTATATACTTCAGTAATTGTTGATGGGTTTCTTGCTTCAATAGTAGATGCATCTGGGATATCAACAAACTCTTGAATTGGGTTTGTATCAACAGTTGCTGCAGGAACCTCAACACCATTTACTGTTTCAACAACGGTAGGTTGATTACCGAGTGAGATTCTTTCTCCTCTTTGGAATAGTTGAGATGTCTTGACTCTTACATAGACGGTAGATCCATCAACTTTAGCGATAGTACCAACTGCCTTGGAATTATATCCCTCGACTGCTTGATCATTCTGAATCTGTGTACCACCCATGTTAGTTACTTGGAATCTGTATACAGGGAAGAATTCAACAACCTGATCTCTTCTACCAAATCTATCTTCTTGACCATCTGCATACTCAACTCTATTAGTTACAGTCTTAACGCTAGTAGTTCCTAGATCAACAACTGGTGATAGGTGAGATACTTCAGAAGAAAGAGACAGTTTGTAAACCAACGAATTGTCGATGTTATTCAGAGTTTCGTTGATATCAGAAGCAATCATCTTCTGGTTGGTGAAGTAATGAGGTTCGTTGAGGAACGTTCTCTCAAACTCAGTCTGACTATATGATGGGAATGTGGTATCAGTTGAGTCAACTGGTTGTACATTCGTAGTCTTAACTTCCGAAAGTAGTTTTGTAGCAGTAAACGTTAGATATTGAACTTGTGGATACAGAGTTTCAAACTTTCTGTTGTATGAAGCATATGCTAGTGTACCACCACCAAATCCAGAACCTGAGGATGGGATAGATGAAATAATATTGTAAGTGTCAATACCAGAGTTACTGATCTGGAATAGTGAACTATTCAGAACATCGGATGTAACTCCACCCGTTGGTAATGCTTGCTTGAAGAATACATAAGACTTACCAGAAGTTTCAAATCCATGGTCTCTGTGAGAAACATTAACGATTGAATTGTTATTACCGAACAACTTAGAAGTTGCTTGGGTATTAGCACTAGCGTTAGTCTCGAATGGATTTCTACCTAGAAGTTCATAACCAAGTGATTCGTTGGTTAGTTCTAGAGTTGCAGTTCTGCTGATATCAAACTCTGCACGATATAGAGTGAACTTAAGATCTTCAAAGTTATCTTCGGTCCAGTTATCAACATTCTGTGATCTGTATACAGAACCAAGTGAAGGTTGTGTAGTAATTACAGTGCTGGTTGAGATATCAACTTCACCAAGTTTTGATGCCCATAGTTCATAATCAGTTGAATCAGTTTCAACTGCAAGTGCATACTCAGTATCATTCTGTAGATATACAGGATGTGCAAAGTCAAAGTGTGTTGGTGTGGTAGAATCAGTTACGCCCTCTTGATCGATAGCAACACCCATTCTTACAGCAGGTGTATCAATTTCGATTTCAGTTTCGAGAACAGCACCACCACTACCATTACCAATTCCCTTGATAACTACAGAAGGTGGTTCGGTGTATCCAAAACCAGCAAGTGAGATTTCTGCATTGTAAATCTTACCACCAGAAACTTCGACTCTAGTTGTTGCAACAGAACCGCCAGGTAACTGTGGACTCTCGATAGTAACAATTGCGTTGTCGTAGTTAGCACCTACATTTGCGATATTGATAGCAGAAACTTTACCACTATCTTTAGCAATAGTCAGTGCTCCTGCAGTACCTTCGGTATTATTTGCTAGAGTGATAGATGGTACAATCAAACCTTCATTTTGCTTGAATGCACGACCATTGTGGTTACTTAGTACAAGGGTGTAAACTTGCTCGTTAGTAAGAAGGAACTTACCAGAAGAAGATGCTACTAGATCAACACCATTCTTATCGATAATTCTATCAACAGGACCACTAGCAGCAGACGTTGCACCAGTTACCATTTCACCCTTAGTTACATATACGTTACCGTTTGAGTAGAACTTAAGGAATGTTGATGGAGAAAGAACTTTCTCAGTGCCAGGAATAATGTTCTTGCCAGGCTTGTCAGACTCTACGTTTGTTAGGTATACTTTAATAGGAATACTGCTACTCTTCTTGTTAAGATAGAGATCAACACCAGTGGTGAATACACCGCCATCATAGTTCTCAATCTTAAATGTCTGAGCAAGAGGATTAGGTCTTACTGGGTTATCGGTATTGCTATCAACAAACTGTACACCTTCGTTTGCTTTGAAGAATGATGGTTTCGTTGAAATAATGCTGACAGGGTTCTCAGGAAGAACACCAGTTGCATAATACTTAACCTCAGCATAAGTATCAACAGTTAGTTTATCTTCGTCAGTTGCACTGGAAGTAAATCTAAAGGTCTTGACACCAGTAGAAACTCTTAGTTCTTCTGCAGTGTCATCATAGTTTACGGTGTTTACATCACCAGTCCAAGTTGCATTCTCTAGTGGTGGTAGACCTGCTGGTAGTATAATTGTACCACTAGCATTACCATCAGAGTCGGTAGTTACTTTGCCATTGAATGCAGAAGGTGAATTACCTGCAACTCCAGTAAAACGGAGGTCAGGGTTAACCCAACGACTAATATCTCTACCTTCTAGGAATACCGAGATGGTAGTATTTGGTTTCATTCTTCTGACAATGAACTTGACAGGAACGCTTCTAGCAAAGAACTGTAGTGCAGAAGAAACACTGTTACCTCTTACAGTCTTAGATTGAACGCCCTTAGCAACATCATTGTTTTGTGGACTGATGTTAGAAGAACTATTGACAGATGCACCAACAACAGAAGTCTTTGCTGCTTCTCTGTTCTCATCACCAAGTGAATTGATTGATGTGAATGATGGAGAAGAACCTACCCAGTTTACAATGAATGAATTGTGTAGAGAAGAGAAACTTTCCTTGATCTCAGTTTTTGCTAGGAAGATCTTATACAGATCGGTGTTGGTATCAACAACCAGAGGTTCTGTATGCTGATCATACCATTGATCAATACTTGGGGTGATATCAGCATCACCAACATACTGAAGAACAACAAATGGATTTGGATTTAGTGTCTTGGAGGCCGCGGCATTACCCAACAGATTCAAACTGGTGTATGGTAGTGTGACAACACCATTAGACTTTGTATATCCAGAAACGAATCTTTGGTCATCTCTGACATTGACTTCCTTAAGAATTAGCGAATCTTCTCTGGACTGTGGTCTGAGAACTGATTGCTGTGAGTCAACAGAGCACTGATAATCTAGTGATCCTAGGTTACCAGTCTTGTGTGCTTCAAAGTTATCAACCAAGAATCCAGACTTGAATCGATCTAGACCGATATCATCCTTAACTTGCATGTTGAGAGCTTGTTGCTCTAGAATGCTAAGAGTAGTATAATACTCTAGTCTCTCAATACGCTTCTCTAGTTTACCGATGTCACGCATCGTGTAACGACGGTTGTCTACTGGAGTAATTCTTACATCCTTACTATCACTAGTAAATGCTGGGATGTAAGCATAGAAGAGAGGAATTGCATCATCAACAGGATCTGGTTTCGATGGGTTGAGTGAGGAATTACCTTCCTTGACAATAAACTTACCATTCTTATTCAAGAATACACCGTCGATTCTATCGAGGTATTGAATCTGACTGAATGATAGTGTCCACTCAAGGTTAGAATCAGACGCTGGTGATGCAGCAATGATAGCACCAGAAGCAGCGAAAGAACTAGTGGTGATTGAAAGTGAAGACTTATCTTGGAAACCAGAGACAGTAGTATTAGTGTCTACTTTTGGTCTAAAGTCGAGAACGTTCTTGAGGTTAACTCTTCCTAGTACAGATGAATCAAACGAACCAATTTCGGACTCAGTAACACCTGCTTCGTGAATGTAACTATCAATAGTACAGAAATCACCCTGTGAGTGCTCGAAGTAATCGAATGCAATTACCAATTGACCAGTAGTTTGCTCAGCACCTGGCTTGAGAACCAATCTGGAAACATCATAAACAGTGTCTCTTTGACCATTATCAAATGTGAATCTATCAGATACATCAGTACCTTCAATTAGATTACCTGCAGTATCAACAGTAGGTGGTCTGGTTGCACTACCCTCATAAACATAAAGTAGTTTGTATGCATCAGAATAAGATAGAACTTCTACAACTTCAGAATCATAGTTTGTTCCTCTGAATGGGATAACTCTATCACCAGAAGAAGTAACAACAATTCTTCTCTTTTCTACAGAAGTTTTAATTCTTGGTTTTGCATCCGTAACTTCCAAAGTTGCAGTCAACTTAAGTTTGGGGAATGTTCCATTAGAAGGAATAGTTCCGAAGTAAGTTGATGGTAGATTTAGACTAATAGATCCAGCAGTTAGACCACTAGCAGTATCAGTAGAAGATGCAATAGTTACTGCATCTCTGTCAATGTATACAATGTCACCAGTGTGTACGTTTGGTGCATCGCCTGGATCTAGAACAGTAACAATATAGTTTTCTTCAGTAAACGTAGCGAATCTTTGAGTACCAAATGCTAATTGTGCAGCAAAGGTAATAAGACCACCAGAAGATGCAGCAGTAGTTACAAAGTCTCTACGGAAGTAATACTTAATACCTGTTTGATCAGCATTCTTAGAAATCTGCTTGATCTGGCGACTGCCTGTTGGGAAGAGAAGTGTTCCTTGGTTGGAGTTCTCAACTCTAGGACGCAATCTGGTGATACTAGTATTAACAACATCGCCAGGTAGTACGCTATCTAGATAAACTCTCGTCTTAGATACACCTTCTTTGATTGTTGCATATTGAACAACAGAACGTACAATCTGGTTAGTTGAAGTAGCAAATTGTACAACGTCTCCCTGTTGTAGTAGAAGACTTGCATCAGCATTGAAACTCGTAGATTCAATGAAGTTATATCCCTTTGATCCGAAGAATGTAAACTCAGTAACAGACTTAATTTCTGCAAACGCTTGATCATTGGTAACAACATCAGCAGTAAAGACATTCTCGTTACCAGAACCATACTCAGCACCAAGTGACTTGACGTTTTGTGGTACATAAGTCGTTACTGCATTTCTAACCATGATAGGTAGAATAACAGCACCAATAGAAGGAGCTGCTGCACCATCAGGAGTCTTAACAGTAATTGCAGGTGGTTCTGCATATTCAGTTGCAGAAAGCGCACTCTTATTATTGACTAGACATCTGTAGAATGCTCCACTGTTTGCCTTGAATAGTTCAACAACTGAAGTATCAAACTCAACACCATTAATAAGTAAGGTGCAGTTGTCTGGATATGCCAAGCCAGGATTGTGAACAATGAAGTGAGAGATGGTATTGTCTTTGGCAATCTTTGCAGTTACCGAATCTTCATCTCTGATCGTCTCACCATCCTTAAATCTTCCAGATAGAGTCTTGACGAAGAGTAGTTTACCAACAGAATATACACCCTGAGGACCACCTTCGACTACACCATATGCACCACTTTCTAGACCAAAGACATATTTACCAACACCAAAAGATCCTGCTTGTGGTGCTCCATCTAGAATAAGCTTAGTGAAGAATTCTGGATCAAAATACGATAGACCGAAGATACCATTATATGCATCTTGACCACCAGCAAGGCGACCACGTGATAGAATGATGTCTCTGTCTGAATTAAAACCAGTTGGTCTCTTCTTAAGAGAGAAGTTATTTGGTTTTGCTCTACCAATCAGAGGTGTGACAGTTTCGCCATAGTCAACAATATAACCATATGAATTCGTATCAGCAGATGCATCTGCATCAGTGAGGAATAGTCTTCTTTGCTTACCACCATCTCCAAGGTCGAATTCAACCATTAGGAGTTCTAGATCATCTTTCTTACCAGTAATGGTTAGTTCTAGGAACTGGAAACTCTCACTTGAGTTTAGTAGTGGTTTGTTTACCTTAGCATATGCCAGTGACTGAACTGTACCAACAGATGTTGCAGCACCAGCATTGTTTCTGGTCTTCACAAAATACAGAGTCCCAAGAAGAGTCTCAAAATTAGCGTCGGTGAGACCAGCAAGAGTATTGACAGTATTGTCAATATTCAAAGTGATAGTTTTTACAGCATCATCAGATGAGAAGATTTTACCTCTTCTGCTAACAGTCTGACGATGTGCAGAGGCAGACTCAGTACCGTTGTCACCAATACTACCGTCATTGGCAAGAGCATAAAGGTTTAGATATGGATATGCAGTAAGATCTGCGCCTTCCTTGTTTAGAGGTACACTACCATATACGTTAGTAACGGCGTATGTTGGAAGAGATTTAGTTTTGATTCTGATGTTCTCGCTACTCAGACTCTCTCTTGCTTTGTTGATTTCAAGGTACTTAGTTTCCTTGTTAACAATTTCGTAACCTCTGATGTATGCTTTACCTGAACCGAGGCTAGCAATCATCTTTCTGTCTGCTTCTGCTTCAGACAGACCATTGAATAGACCGAACTCATCTTCTTTATAGAGTCCACCGTTGCGATCTTTCTGTGCATATTCTCTGATATCAACAGAGAAGTTATCGACAACATAATCACCACTCTCGTCAAACGTTCTTCTAGCAAGAGTCTGTTCAATCAGACTATAGTTAGTAGGACTGACTTTCTTCTGTACAGCACCTTTATAAGTGGTGATAAGTTGAATAAAGTTCTTATCAGTTGTCTCACTTAGAGCAAACTTCTTAAGAGTTAGTGAGATATTTAATCTGTGTGCGCCTGGCGCAGTATAATTGGAAGAACCAATAGAATTATCATATAAGCTAGCGTCTTCTTCTGGAGTTACAATCTTTTCAGCGATTGAGAAACCAACTTTAGCAGAAGGTACATCATAATAATCATCGATGACAAGAAGTTGCTTCTCGTTACGAACGAAGAAACCATTGACGAAATAGATGCCTTCTTCTACCTTGACAGCAGAAGCATAACCCATTGCTGGACTTTCGATGGAAGTTACATCGCCAGTGTCAGGATTAGTTAGTTGAATACTGGTGGGGAGTACGCTACCATCAGTACCAACAACTAGTAGAGGTGTGTTAACACCATCAATAACTTCTAGGGTTTCACCCTGTCTAAAAGTAGTGTCTGAATTAGAATCACCACTGTTTAGATAATTGACATAGAGTGTGTCTGCAGATGTTTCTGTTAGAACCTTAGTATCTAAGACAATACCAATAACACCAGAAGATAGACCTCTCAGTCTAGATCCTACTAGTTGTGAGATATCATACTTCTTATATACGATGTCCTGCCCATCATTGACAGCAACTTCTGAAACAGAAGATAACTTGACGTAATCTAATTTGGTATTAAGACCGACTTCGCCAGGTACAACTAAGTCGCCTTGCTTGAAGGCATACTTACCAAAACTTTCAATCTGATTCTGTAGAATAGATTGTAGTTGTGTCAGTTCTCTTGTCTGGATAGAGTATCCTGGACGGAAGAGAATCTTATAAAAATTTTTACCCGCGTCGAAATCCTCGTAATAGGGATTTACATTTAGATTAGTTTTTTGTGGCATCGTACTCCGCCAAACACTAGCATCTTGTCTCTAATATTTAGCAGAGATAAAAAAAATCCCCCGATCTCTCGGGGGACTTAAAGTTATGAATTATTAATCAGAATTCGATGACTAGTTTGATATCTTCAATCTGGTCAGGAGCACGGGTGATTAGTCTTCTGTTCTCAACATAGATGATGTCACCAGAGTTAGGTTCGATCTCAGGATTTGCAAGACCTGATGAGAAGGTAGAACCGAGAAGCGTACCGCCGTAACCAGTTTCGACGTTACCTGCTGCTGCGGAAGACTCACCAGAGATAGCGTTAGAACCATTGCTCTCGAAGTCTCTTACAACACCCTGATCGGTGTGTGCATCAACGGTTTGGATGTACTTAAGTACACCTGCGGTTGATGAACCCTGATCCAAGGTCCAAGAAACAACGGTGCCTTTTGCAGTACCGTTAGTTACGGTCTGGGTGATTACTTCGTCAGGGATGTAATCTGCGGTTGCACCAGTGATCTTAACTGCCTTGAGACCTGAACGGGTGTCAGCAGTACAAGGAGTGGTAGTACCGTAGTTAAGAGGATCCTTGATAATACCGATTCTACGGAAGTCGTTATCAACAGGGAAGTCACCAGAACCTTCTGCGTAGGTTAGGCGGATGTTAGTCATCACACGCTTACCATTGAGTTCTAGTTCGTGGTCGGAACCGTGACCACCTTGAGGAGGAAGAACGATCTCGATAGCACCAACTGCGTTAGCAGGAGTACCAACTGGAGTCGTCAAACCAGCATCAGAGAAGAGGTTGCCGTTACCGAGTAGTACGTTAGCATAGGTATAACCTGAACCACGTGCTTGCATCGATGCAGCGGTCATGGTGCCAGAACCATCAGTGGTGATAGCAACAACAGCACCTGTACCGTCACCCTTTACACTGGTGTAGAAAGTCTGTGAAGCAGGTAGGTTAGCACCAGCGTTCTCGATTAGAGCAACGTCAAGTGAACCAGCAACTGCAATACCTTCTACTGCCTGACGGGTAGAACCTGCGGTTGACAGGGTGATTGGCATGAAGTCTGAAGAAAGGAATCTCAGAACGTCATCGGTTGGCATCTGGTACATGAACTTCCAGATGTAACCAGCACCAGAAGTCTCAGTGTAGAGACCAGTTGATGAGTTATAGTTACCAAGTGAGGTCTTTGGTTCTTCGGTAGCATCCTGACCAGAAAGGTTGCCAGGACCTTCACCATTATAGAGGCACTTGAATACTTCGTAGTCAGAGTTCATTACGTAGAACTTAGCATTAGCAATAGCGTCAGCGCCAGTTGCGGTCTGCTTACCGACTTGACCGCCACCAGCAGGGGTTGCGGAGTAGTCAGGCTTCCACATGTCGAATCTTGGGTTAGCAACAGTGTCCCAGTTGTAACGGCGGATTACAGTTCTTGCGAATGCATTGCCGATACGCTTTGCTGCGATGATCTCGTCGTAAACGTTTAGTTTCTCAGTCTGGTTGTCTAGTGGAAGAGGTGGAATCTCTTCAGTTGCATAACGGTAGACACCAGTTGAGGCAGTGACACCAGTCGTAGTTGAACCACCGTCAGCAGTCTCCTGAATGGTGCTACCGAGAGAAGGAGTAGAGGTGGTATTTGGGAAAACGTCGGAAAGAAGAAGAGCGGTATCTAGGACTCCAGCAATAGTGGCACGGAATGCTGTGGATCCATAAGTACCAACGTAAATTTCGTTGCCTACTGTGAAGTTTCCTCCAGCTTGTCCGTAGAGTTCGAGATATGCCTTCCAAGGTTGTGGGCGACCCACAAAGAAGTACATTCTTGTTCTTTCGGCGCTAGTATCGGTAGCGCCTTCAGTTAGCGATTCAAGGAATTGCTTCGCATTAAAAATTCTAAATTTATCTGAGATAATAGCAGCCATGGGTTTTCTGTTCCGACGTAGTGTTTGTGCCTGATTTATTTATACGTTTATTTAGTCAATTGTGAACGGCACGATTTCCGCACCATTGCCAACCTGAGTGCTTCCCCTGTATTGAACACAACCAGTAAACGTAGTTGCAGTCTTGCCAGTGTACTCAATCACTCCTGAGTCCGTTCCATCAGCGTGGAACAGGTATCCAGCGTCAGGGAAGTTTACGGTACTATTGACTGTAATATCTAGCGCATTTACTCCAGCAGTACCAATTGGTTGTGTGGAGGAAGAAAGTGCTAGTGGATTCTGAATGGATGGTACTGAAAGATTGAAGTAATCACCTGCTTTTGTGAAGCTTGAGTCTGCTCTTTCAACAAAGTCATTGATAGTCAGAGCAGGATATAATCTATTCAAGTCTTCCAGAGTAAATCCAGAGACATTTGCTGTACCATCGTCAAATGCAACATAGTTCCAAGATCCGATAGTAGGACCAGCATTAGTCTTAACATAGTTACCGATGTATCCAGTTCCTACACCAGCAACAGAGTTGAGTGGGTAGATGATAGTACCATCACGTTTGATGACTGGATATGTGTTAGGATCAAGATCTACGAATCCATTTAGTCTTGTCTCAACAGGATCAGTCAAGAATACTGATTCTTCATAACCATCGATTGCTCCAGAAGGAGGTGGAACAATCAGTAACTCTAGTGCCTCACGTGATACAGAGATCTCGGTAATAATCTTCTGTAGTTCGCCACTAACAACAGTTGCATTATGCTTGATTTCTTCAGTGGTAGCAGTGTATTCCGAAGGAACAGTTACCTTTCTGATGAATTCTAGACTCTTGAGTGAGTCAACATCAACACTGATCTGAATGTCTGCTTCTACCTTAGTAGTAACAGTTTGGATTGTGTTGAGGGATTGTATCTGAACTTGCTGTGTAGCGACAGTAGCGTTATACTGTAGTGTAGTTGGAACAACATTAACCGCAAATGTCTCAAGTTTGTACTTAACCTGAGTCTCAAGCGCGGAAATTGAGTCAACTGCGATGTCTCTGCTTACGGAAACTTCGATTTGTTGCTCAACACGCTGTTTTGCAACAGATGGAGTAAGAACTTGTGACTGTCTTACTCTATCTTGTCCGAGTTCACCATCGCCCAAACCGCTTGCGATACCACCCATCTCAACGGATACTGCTTGAGACTCAACCTTAGCAATACCACCGTATGCAACAGATACAGATGGATCAGGAATCTGTCTTAGATACGTACCAGCATTCCAGTTCTTCTCGGTAGTTCCTTGCTGTGCTCTCTGGAGACTGAAGAAACGATCAGAACCCTTGCGGAGATATCTAACAATTTCATCACCAATGAGGAGGAATCCGTTTGAAGTGAACTTCTCAGTATCTGGAATGTATGCAATGGTATCGCCAATGTCCAGAGGAACGTTGAGGAATGCAGCATTCTGATAGTGGTTGATGTTGCTGATTGCATTATTAGGAATCTCAGACTGTACAGTAGATGTGATAACTCTATCAACATCCAAGTAGTAGATACTAGAACCAGTTCTGATGTCAACAATCTCACCCATATCAATGTATCCATTGATTTCAGTGAAGTTGTGGAATGTGTTGATAACAGGTACATTCTCTTGTGCTGCTTCAGCAATCTTAAGTAGAGGAGCAACAATTCCTCCAGTTAGATCCTCACTGACTTGCTGATCAGCAGGCCAGATGTGGCAAGTGATATCCTTAACTTCGTCAACTGGACTTCTGAATAGAATAGAAGACAGAGTATTGATACCAGAAACCTGATTAGCAAGCAAGTCAATGGTAGAACTAGAGATAAGACCCTGTACTTTTACTTCCTGCTGAACTCTTAGATCAATTAGAGATACACCAATGTCATTCTCTTTCTGAATCTGATACTGTCTAGCAACAATAATGTCAGGTGCTTCAGTGTAACCAGATCCACCATCAGTCAGTTCTACACTGAGAACTTGACCCTTACTGACAACAACTTTACCTCTTGCACCGCCACCTTGACCATTCTTTGGTACAAAGTTTAGAATAGGTGGTGTATAATATTGATATGCTGTTGGTTGGGTGATAGGATCATAACTACGCTGGTTCCATTCTAGAGATACAACAGAACCATTCTCAATTTTAGCAACAACTGCAAGACCTTCGCCTCTTGTTATACCATTATATGCTTCTACATTAACGTAACCATAGTAGGAGTTGGAAACCTGCTCACCAATTCTCTCTTCAGAAGAATTAAGTACAGAAGGAAGTTCTTTGATTCTTCTGAAACCATCTTCACCATCTACTTTGATTCTAGAGTTGTTAGAAAGGTTAATAAATGGATTCTTGTAGGACTTTCTGATGATAGTCCCTCTCCATGCTTGATCATTACCTCTTAGAGTCAAACCACCATACTCATCCTTTTCATAAACGAGAGATGAGTTGTCATAATCAAGGTCTAGTGTGATCTCATATGCATACTTTCTAGCAATACAGAAAGTAACAGGTGCATCCATCAATTCTGATTTGTTACCATTAACTTCAAATGTGATGTCTGCTTCTCCACCACCCAAGTCATCAACGAGAAGATTGTTAACATTACCAATCCACATCTTGGTATTATTAGGTCTGGTTTGATAGACCTGAAGTGGATAACCAGTGTAGATATCTTGCCATGCGCCTTTTACAAACTCAGCAACATTGCTGGTGCATCTAAATGATGCAACTGCCTGTGCATAATACAGATCTGGGTTGTAATTATAAAGATTGAGGATCTGTCCGACATCTCTACCATAGAGATATCTCATATCAACCTTCATTTGTTCCGTAATTGGGAATTCAAATGAAATGTTTGGACCTGAGATAGTATATGATGTACCATACTTCTGTAGAACACCATCAACAAAGACCAAGAGGTTATCTCTGGACTCAATATTCTGTACAGTGTTATCTTCTAGATCCAAGATGATGAATGGACCACTTCTTTGGTTGTTAACTAGATTGCTATCAATAGATAGTCTCTTGTAGTTACCAACACCAAGAATAGCGACTTTCTCAACTGCAGTTGGTTCACCTAGAGTCTTAGCACCAGCATCTTGATCCCAGATAGGTGCAACATCGAATACAATTCTGTTTGGTACAACTGTTCTATCGATGTGATATGAATCACCGCCAGGATGATCAGCATTGAACTTAGTCTGCTGTAGTACAGCATTACTAGTTACAAAGAATCTCTCATCTTCTTCGGTAATAACTGGTGATCCATCATCCCAGAGTAGATCGAACTCTCTGTTCTCACCATCAATGAAGTCGGGGATTGTCTTATCAACATCACTACCATTGATAGTATCTTCGAGATTGCTATGGAGATTGTCGATAGCAGATACAACAGTGTTACACTCATAGAATGGTAGTTGACTATCAGGGAGAATATTGTAATTGGAATAAGTGGTGATTGGAGTCCAGTTACCTGCCTTATTCTGATTTTCTCTGGTAACTTCAACAACACCAACACCTTTGTTGAAGATGTCTTCTACAATATCAATATAAGTGTTGAGTGTAGTCTCAACTTCGACACAATATGGGAACTCACTGTCAGCAGCAACATCAGGATCAATGAATGGAGAAACTGATGTATAAGTGCCAGCGCCAAGAACATTTCTCATTGCTTGGACCATGAGATCCTTAGCATAGTTAAATGCTGCTAGAGTTTCATCTTTCTCGTCACCAATACCAGTCAATAGTTCTTGGTTAGGGTAAGATGCCTTTGTCCAATATAGTTGTGCAAACTCAATTACTTTTTCGTTACCACCATAACGGAGGTGATAAACAATTCTGTCGATGAGGAATCCAAGGTCTCTAACGCACTTGCCTTCATTCTCATTCCATGGTACACTAGGGTACGTTGCTTTTGCCCAACCAACAGTCTCTTCTTGAATGTATTGCTTATTACCAAAGATGAGGTTAGAAGCATCAACAAACGTACCAGTGTTGATTGCACTCATGTAGAAGGTAGCACTTTCAATACCAGAGAAAGATAGTGGTACAATCAAACTATCGCCTGGTTGTACAGAGAATTGATCTCCTAGTGGTACAACACCAGTGTTTGTTGGTAGGTTTAAAGTTCCGTTGGTTGTGCCAGTTAGATTAGTGGTTCCATCTGGAGCACCGCCAGCACCTACACCAGAGTTTTGAAGTGCAGGTGCAGAAAGAGTGATTTTTGTCGAAGAGTCAATCGATACAATCTTGGTTCCCATTGCGAAACCACGACCAGAGCTGACATGCATGCCGACAACCAATCGAGAAGAATCTTCGACAGTCATCTCTTTAGAACCAGTAATATATTGAACTGACTGTAGAGACAGGTCCCAATTTCTAACAGCAAGGTTTGCTAGTTTTCTAGCATACTCAAAGATGTTGATGGACTCAGTTTTATAGTCAGCAATATATTTTGACTTCTGGAAAATCTTTGCATAATCAACAGTCTTGGTATTTCCACCAAATCTGATGTCATGTGCATATGCATCGAGTGCATATCCGATGTCTAAACTGTAATCATCGAGTTTTGTACTCCAATCCAAGGATGGATAAGTCTCCTTACCATACCCTACAGATTCTTGAATAATAAACTCTTTATTTTGTTCGATTTGATTTGCAGCGTCTATCCATAGACCCCCACGCTGGAAAATATTTCTCGCTTTTTTTAGGTATCTGTTATTGTACTGAGAATCCTTAAAGAAGAAGGTTCTACCAATGAACTTAACACCATTGTAAGAACTCGTAGCATTGACATTTTGACCAGTTAGTTTCTCATTATCACCCAGAGGTGGTTGAGCAAAGACAAGTTTGTCTCCACTAATAGTATATGCTCTGAGTGGTTCTTGAATAATACCATCGAGAGTAACAAAGCAACTCTCTGCATTTACTGGATT